GGAGCCGGCGACAACCTTGCGGCAAACCTAAAGAAAACCGCAGTCAGGGTGTCGATGAGGCTCAACAGTTCAATCGAGTACCTCGTGAATATGCCGATAGGCGAATTTATGTCGCTGGTTGACGACATTAACGAGGCGGACAAAGAGAATGCGGAGAGGATAAAGGCGGCAAAGAGGAGATAGGAGGATGCAGACATGGCAAACAAAAGTACATACGAGCTGGAGGTAAGGCTCGGGGCATCCACCTCGGCGAGCTGGACGGCGGCTCTAAGCAAGGCGGAAAAAGGGCTTGACGGGCTTAACAATGTGGCTGACAAGGTGGCTGCGGGCATAGCGGCAGGCGTGACGGCGGCAGCGGCAACGGCGGCTCTTTCAATATCCGAAGCGGCACAGACCTACGAAGGATTCGAGCAGGAGATGGCGACGGTAAAATCCATATCGGAGGCGACGGAGAGCGAGTACACGGAGCTTAAGGAGGCGGCACTTGAGGCCGGCAGAAGCACGATATACACGGCGGAGGAGTCGGCATCGGCACTTGAGTATATGTCGCTTGCGGGCTGGAGCGTGCAGGACTCCATAGACGGGCTTACACCGATGTTAAAGCTGGCGGCGGCGACGGGAAAGGAGCTGCAGACCACAAGCGATTTGGTGACGGACTCGATGAGTGCGCTGGGAATAGGCGTGGGCGACCTTGACGAATACCTTGACAAGCTCGCAAAGGCAAACAACAAATCAAACACGTCCGCCGAACAGCTTATGGAGGCGTTAATCAAGTCCGGCGGTGCGTCAAAGGTGCTCGGTGCGAGCCTTGACGACACGATAACATCGCTCGGGATACTGGCAAACAACGGCGTGAAGGCGGAGGAGGCAGGCACGGCGCTGAACGCCGTAATGGTAAGGCTTGCGGGCAACTCACAGGCAATAAACGAGCTGTCAAACCTCAAGGTCGACATATGGGACGGGGAAGGCAACTTCATTGGCTGGCAGGAATCGCTTGAAAAAATCGAGGAGGCGATGGAGGGTCTTACCGACGAACAGAAGGCGTTAAGCCTCAAAAATCTCGCAGGAACGACACACTACACGCAGTTTGAGTACCTGCTTGAATCGGTCAGGGAGACCACCGACGGCAGCGAGAACGCATGGAACCAGCTTGAGGCACAGGTGGAACAGAGCTCGGGCGCACTTGACGATATGTACGACACCACCACAAACACCCTTGAGTACGCCATTGCGAGGCTAAACGCTGCAAAGGAGGATATGCAGATAAACTTCATGGACGTATTCTCGGACGACGCAAGGGATTTCATAAACTGGCTTGCGGAGAGGCTGCCCGTGGCGACTGACGCACTGGCGGAATTTGCCACGGAGCACCAGAGGGACTTTGCCGACATGCTCGAAGGGGCGGAGGGGGCAATAGAGACACTCTGGGAGAACGGCATAACGGCGGGCGAATGGCTCATAAACAACAGGGGCGCACTTGCAGGAGGGCTCAAGGCGGTGGCGGCGCAGATAATAGCCATAAAGGCGGCGACAGCGGGCGTCAAGATTGCACAGCTACTCACAAACCCGTTGACGGCACTGCCCATTGCGGCAGCGGCGGCAGGGGTCGGCATCGGACTGTTTGTGGGACACCTTGACGACCTTGCGGAGGCGGCAAAGGACGCCGACCTCGAAGGCAGGTTCGGCGACATAGCACTGTCAATGGACGACATAGAGGCGGCAGCCTCACGGATAGTAGGCTCAAGCTCCCTCACGGGGGTGTTGGAGTCGCTCGAACAGTTTGGCAGGCTGGACGGATACCAGGAACAGATTGACGACGCAGTGGAGGCACTCAACAAATACAACTGGAAGGTGTCCATAGGGCTTGAGCTTACGGAGGACGAAAACGAGACATACAAATCCGAAATAAAAAAATATGCCAAGGCGGCACAGGAATACGCACTACAGGCGCAATATGCGGTACAACTGTCAATGGCGGTCACGTTCGACGATTCAGGGCTTGAGGAGAACAACATAGTAACCAAGGTCAATGCCTTCTACTCCGACAAGTACGGCGAGCTTGAGGCACTCGGCACAAGTTTGAACGAGGCTGTCACGAACGCATTCAACGACGGGCTGCTCGACATAGACGAGGTAAAGGAGATATCCGAAATCCAAAGGCAGATGGCGGACATACAGAGCCAGCTTGCGGTCGGCGAGATGGACGCACAGCTTGCGCTAATGGAGCAGGAATATACGGGAATAAGGCTCACACCCGAAAGCTACGAGGCACTGGAGGGGAAACTCTCCGAACAGGTTGACAGCGCAATGGAGTCCTACAACGAGGCGTTTGTAAAGAACTATCAGGCGATTACCAATACATACCAAAACGGCGAGGGCGAGAACGCAATGACCGAGGAGGAGTACGACGGGGCGATAGAGGCACTCAAGGAGGAATACGCAAGCCAGAAAGCCGCCGTAAGCCTCAAAGCCCTGCAGTTCGAGCTCAACACCATAAACGAGGGCTACGGCGGGGAGATAGAGCAGTATATCCAGACGGTTTTGGAAGCGTTTGAAAAATACGACGGGCAGGAGCAGGACTGGGAGGAGAGACCGTTTGCCATGTGGGAGGGCGTCATTCAGGACGTGCTTGACAACGGCATCGACAGCGCATCAAAGGATGCGGTGAACGAACTCCTCGTGGAAATGGAGCCCGCAATACAGTCACTGTACGATATCATGGAAAACGACTGGGGAAGCCTTGACAGCGAGACGCAGGACACGGTGACGGAGGCGGTCAGAAACATAGAGCTTCTACAAGCCATGGCTTCAGAGGGAGACACACAGGCACTTTACAGGGACGTGGCAAACAGGGCGGCTGAAACAGAAGGCGAGAGCAGCGTCAAGACTTATGTGGAGGAAAGCTATGGGGAGCTGACGGATTACAAGACTGCAACCGACGAGGCATACAGGGCGTTTGAAGATTACGCAAAGGAAACTGCAGAACCGGTCATAGAGGGAATGTACGCATGGAGCCAGGAGCAGATAGACCAGTACTTCGCACAGGGGTTTACGGCGGAATCCGACCTCGACATAACACTGAACCCATATTTCAGTACGGGAACAGTGACAACGGCGGTAACAAGGTCATTGTTTACGGGAAGCAAGCTGTATTCCAACGCCGAAGGCGGCATATACGACAGCCCGATACTGACCACGTTTGCGGAGGAGGGACCCGAGGCGGCGATACCGCTAGACGGCTCCGCCAGGGCGGTCGGACTTTGGACACGGGCGGGTGAAATCCTCGGCACAATCACGGAGACGGGCGGCACGTCCACACAGGAGAGGCTGTCCGTGATACGGACGGACGAGTCGAGGGACACTAGGATACTGCATGATGTAATCGGAGGCGTGACCAACAACAGCCAAAATGTATCCATAACCTTCAATCCCTCGGTGACAATCCAGGGCAGTGCGACAAAGGAGGACGTACAGGGTGCGCTTTCGCTGACGCTTGACGAGCTTAGAAACATGATAAATGAGATACAGAGGGAAAATCAGAGGGTGTCATTTAGATAGGAGGGCGGTATGGGAGGATATTATTACACGACCAGGCAGGGCGATATGTGGGATTATATCGCATGGAAGGCATACAATGACGAGCATTTAGTCGGCATACTGCTTACCGCCGAGGAGAACAGGGAACTCATAGGTACGTACATCTTTTCGGCGGGCACAAAGGTATGGTGTCCGGAAACGGACGGCGGTACCGCCACCACCCAAACGGCACCATGGAGGGATGAACAATGAACACAATGAGGTCAAGATTATCGGTGGAGTATAACGGCGTGGAGGCTACCGACACCATCTCGTCCGACTGCGGCTCGTACACGTGGAAGGACAACGCCTCGGGAAGCTCCGACACGATGACGCTGGAGCTGTCCAATATGGGCGGAAAATGGATGAACGGTTTTTTCCCGCATGATGACGACAGTTTCAAGGCGTGGCTTGACGTGTCGGAATGGGCGGCAGACTACAGACAGGGGAGGATATACTGCGGTACATTCACGGTTGACTCACTGTCATATTCGGGATTTCCCGAGACGTTACAGCTTTCGGGAATATCAACACCGACCGACAACAGCTTCAACGTCAAGCAGAAAAACCGCACATGGGAAAAGACAACGGTCAGGACGATACTAAGTGACATGGCGGACGGCGCAGGCATAGGGCTTGTATTCGATGCGGAGGACATAAGCGTGGACTCGACAAAGCAGACGGGCAGGACTGATTTGGCGTTTGCATATTCCCTGTGCTCGGATTACGGGCTGGCACTCAAGCTGTACAACAATAAGATGGTTGTCTACGACCAGACAATGTATGAGAAGAAGGAGCCGCTGTACACAATAAGCCACGAACAATTGGGCGGCAGCGGTGCCTATACCGTCAAGAGGCAGACCACGACGGTATATGACAGCGTTAAGGTGCAGTACACAGACGAAAACGGCAGTACTTTGACATACGAGTACACAATCCCCGGGAAGGCGGGGGCCAGGCAGCAGTTTATCACAGCCAAGGCGGAGTCCTTAAAGGATGCCGAGAGGAAGGCAAAGGCGGCGCTTAGGGAGAATGTAAGAAACAGCCAGACAATCACGCTAAGGCTTATGGGGAGTGCGAAATACCTTGCAACCGACTGCTTCACACTCTCGGGGTTTGGCAGGCTCGACGGAAAGTATTTTGCGGACAGCGTGACACATTCAAAGCAGGGGGGCACGTACACCGTAAGCATAACGGCACACCTTACGTGCACGGATTTCTAGGAGGGACAATGGCAACACTATTCTACGCAAGCATATCGTCGGTGGACTATACGGCGGGCACGGCGAGCGTGTCAATCCCGGACAGGGAAAGCCAGGTAATAAAAGGCGTGCCGTTTACAGCCGCCTGCTACGATATGCCGTCGCCCGGGGACACGGTTGCGGCGGTATTTGAGGAAGTGGGCGGACAGATAGGCAAGGGCGTCATACTAGGAAAGATATTTGGCGCACCAAACAGACCGTCAGGAGGCGGACGGGGAGTGTTCTATAAGGAGTTTGATGACGGCACGAGGGTGAGCTATTCAACTTCGGAGAAAAAAATGTCCATAACGGCGGAAACACTCGAGGTCAACAAGCTAAAGACGGGCGACATCGAGGCAGGGGACATCACCTGCACCGGAATAAACAGATAAGGAGGCGGCGGTATGGGAAACGTCGGAAACCTGGGTGACATTTCATTTTACTGCACGTCATCGGGCGGCAGGGGAAACATACTGTCGTTTGGAGAACTACAGCTTAGCTCGACGGCGGAATATGGCGAACACGAGAGGAACGGCGGGAAGCCGTACCTTGAGTTTAACAGGAACGGGCTCAACGAACTGTCACTGACGATAGTGGCGGACGCAAGGTACGGGATAAATCCGACACAGGTACAGGAAAGCCTGAACGAGACAAAGGAGTCCGGGGAGGCGGTAAACTTCGTGCTCGGCGGCAGGAGGGTGGGGGACAACCCCTACGTAATAACACAGGTTACACACGGGTACGCACTGTTTAACCCTGACGGCAGACCCGTTAAGATGACTTTCAGCGTCACCCTCTTGGAATACCCTAACAAGGCGGCGGCCGTAACGACGGTGCCTTCCACAAGAACCGTGGGCGAGGCGGCACAAGCCGAGCCTGCGGTGTCAACAAGTGACACCTACACGGTTGTCAAGGGGGACTGCCTTTGGAACATAGCAAAGTCGTTCTACGGGAAGGGGTCCGAGTACACAAAGATATACAATGCCAACAAGGACATAATCAAAAACCCGAGCCTGATATATCCAGGGCAGGTACTGACCATACCAAAGTAAGGAGGACACATGACGATTGATTTTGACAAGCCCGACACAATGACCGACACGGAGAGGGATTCGATTACAAACAGTATATCGACAATAGCGGAGACCCCATACGGGTCAGCCCCGTACATGAGAAACATGGGCGTGAAAAACTATCCGCCCGAGACGGAATCGGACATAGATTTAAACCGTTACGCCGCCGAGACCATAACCCAGTGCGGGATATGGGAGGACAGGGCGAGGGTCAGCAGGATAAGCCATGAGGGCAATAATGTGAGGATGGTGATAAGCAGTGAGTGATACGGATGTATTCAAAAACCTGCCCGAGATTAACCTCCTTGACGAGGAGGGGATAACGTTTGACGGCATAGCGGACGACATGGTGGCGGACTACCAGGCAAGGTACAGGGAGCTTACGGGCGAGGAGCTGACGCTTTATCCGGCGGACAGCAGAAGGCTGATGATAAACACGGTGGCAGGCAAG